ACACCACCACCACAATGTATGCCAGATGAATACAAGCACAAAGATTATATTACTGCATACAAACAATATTACATTGGTGAGAAAAAAAGATTCGCAAAGTATACTGGAGTTGACACTCCAGATTTTATGTGTTAATGTAATACATCGTGAAAAAAATAATCAGTAAAATAAATATATGGTCATTGTATTACCGAACAGAAATTGTTTGGTTTATCGTTGGCTTTATTGTGGGAGTTATATTAATATGAAAATAAAAGATATAGAAAAAAAGATAGGCACACTATCTAATCCAAGTAAAATGCCCTCGTATGCGTGGGGTATACCAATTCAATATTGTAAAACTGGTAGCATACTAGCAGAACAAGAGGGAACTATCTGTAATAAATGTTATGCAGGTAAAGGTTGCTATGTATTTCCAGTTGTAAAAGCTATGTATCAAAAGAGATACGAGGCAATAGAGATGGTTGAGTGGGTAGATTATATGGCAGAACTATTGACACTAAAGTACAAAAACCTAGATAAATCAAGGCTTTATCATAGGTGGTTTGACTCTGGAGATATACAATCTTATTCGCATTTGATGAAGATATTTGAGGTGTGTGAACTTACACCACATATAAAATATTGGTTGGCTACTAGAGAATATAAAATAGTAGACCAAGTGAAAGAAGAAGATGTACCAAAAAATTTATGTTTGCGTGTATCAGCAATCAAAGTAGATAGCCCACCACCTAAGTTTTGGAAGTGGACTTCTGGTGTACACAAAGATAAACCTGCAATAGGCAGAGAATGTCCTGCATACAAACAAGATGGTGAGTGTGGTAGTTGTCGTGCCTGTTGGAGTCGTAAAGTTAAACAAGTAAGCTATAAGGAGCACTAATATGGATAATATACACGATGAAGAAATAAGAGAATGGTTAGAAGAATGCCCAACTCACAAATGGGAAATACAAAATGTTAGTAGTCATGGTATATGGCTTAGTGTTAGGTTTTATAATGAGCCAGAAGAAAATGAAAAGGAGAACAAGTGATAACATATAAATTTATAACACAAGATAAGTCACAAGATATAGAAGCTATGAGTTTAAAAAAAGCTATGATATCCTTTAATACAAAAGCAGGTGATTCAAAAGATGTTTTAGTAGAATGGAAAAGCCGTAAAGGTAATGTTAGTTTTTATAAATATAACCTACCATACAGAACAAGAAAAGAAAGAAAAGGTAAGCTATGAAGATAATATTTATTATATTTTTTTTGTGCCTAGTTTCTTGTAGTACAAATAAAAATAATATAAATCCTTGGACAACAATAGTAAAACAAATCGTAACAAATGGAATGAGCAAATGAAAGATGAGTTAATGGTTCAGCAACAGGTAGATAATGTTTGGCAACATATGGTTGGTGTGATATGCTTAAATCAAACTGGTAGAAAAAAAGTAAAAGAATTACTTCCTGTATTTTTTAAAAAGTTTCCAACACCAGATAAATTATTGTTATCAGATAGAAGTGTGATAGCAGATATGCTAGGTGACCTTGGTCTTAAACATGTAAGGGCAAATAGGATATGGAGAATGTCACAGGATTATTTAAATTGGAATGGTGAAGATGCTACTCAACTTCACGGCATAGGTAAATATGGTAGTGATAGCTATGAGATATTTTATAAAAATAATATACCAAAAAATGTACAAGACAAAGAATTAAAAAGATACATCAGAGAAGAATTAGATGTCGTTTAATTTTAGACACCCAAGTTACTACGCAAAAATAAAAAAAGAAAATCGCTTGACAAATAAAGAAAACTATGATAAGGAAATAGACAATGAAAAAATACAAAGTAAGAATAGCAGGACTAGGAATAGAAGCAGTAGCAATAATACCATTCGACAACGAGCCAAACATAGAACAAGTAGAGAATAATATAGCATACTACCTCAATCACAATTTAATGAAAATAGAAGCTAATGACTTCTATGCAGTTGATAGGTATTTCATAACATACGAGGAAGTATCTATTTGAATTACAAACAACAACTTGCAGTAGTAGAAGGATTATTTATTCCATCAGATACACAGATAAGAATGGATTGCCCATTCTGTAATGGTAAAAATACTTTTTCTGTAGATACAACAGAGGGTAATTTAAACTGGTATTGCTTTCATGCTTCGTGTAGTGCTAAAGGTAAAAAACAAGGAGAAAAAAATATGCAATATGTAGAAAGAGTATTTCAAGGTAACAAAGAATTACATATAGAAGATGTAAATTTTCAGATACCAGATAGCTTTCAATCAATATACTCAAATGAAAAAGCTATGCGTTGGTTATCAAATAACAATTGTTGGGAGTCTTGGTCTTGGGGTAGAGCAGATTTTAAATATGATGTAAAACAAGACAGAGTTGTGTTTCTAGTTAAAAATAGAGTATCACATAAGATAGTAGGTGCAGTAGGTAGAGCATTAAATAAAAATGAATTTCCTAAATGGTATATGTATGGTAATAAAGATGTGCCATTTAAATGTGGTGAGTGCGAAGACTCTGTGATTGTAGAGGATTGTCCATCAGCTTGTGCAGTATCAAATGTATTAACTGGTATAGCAATCATGGGTACAAAATTAAAACAAATACACAAGAGTCACTTGCAACCATATAAAAAATTATATATATGTTTGGATAGAGATGCAACAACAAAAGCATATGACATGGCAAAAGATTTAAGATCGTCTGGTTTTGAAAATGTAATAGTTAAACCATTAGAAGATGACCTTAAATATTATAATACAGAACAAATAAGGAGAATGTTTTATGAATGAGCAAATGAAAAAAGATATATTAGATAAATGGCGTGAGTGGAAATATGATATTTGGGAGTCTAACAAAACTTCTTGGAATCAAAGAGACCAATCAATAGCTGAAATGATAGACCAAATTTTATTAAAGGAATTAAAAGATGATTGAAAAACAAATGATTAGACTTATGTTGAATAAAAAATTTTATACTCAACATAAAGGTATGTTATCTCCAACAGTATTCTCTGGAGATATAAGTTCTTTGTATGATACGATACAAAAAGCACACGATAAATACGAGGAAGATATAAAGGTAGATGAGTTATACTCATTACATACTGCTATATTTAATCCTGCACTAACTCGTGCTGCAAAAGAAAAGTTTAGTGAGTTAGTAGAGGACATCAAAGAAGTACAAGAGCCAAGCAAAGAGATAGCAAAAGATATCATGCGTATACTATCTGATAGAGATTTGGCACAAAGAATAGCAGTAGAGTCTACAGAAATATTTAATGGTAAAGATGCTAACTTCAATGAGATAGTTAGTATGATAGAAAAACATAAGCAAAGTATTGACGAAGAAAAAACTCCTGCAGTTACAAGTAATGTTGATGAGGTATTAGATTTATTAAATGTAACTACAAAATGGAAATTTAATATACCTATACTACGAGATAATGTAGGTGGTATTGGTGGTGGTAATCTTATGATTGCATTTGCTAGACCAGAAACAGGTAAGACTGCATTTTGGGTTAGTCTTTGTACTGCACCAAATGGATTTGCAGAACAAGGTGCAAAGATACATGCGTTTATAAATGAAGAACCTGCGATAAGAACACAGATGAGAGCCATATCTTGCTATACTGGTATGACTAGAGAAGAAATAATAGAAGATAAAGAAATGGCACATAGGTCTTGGAGTGAAATAAAAGATAATATATCTATGTTTGATACAGTTGATTGGTCGATAGAAGATATAGATGCACATTGCGAAAAACATAAACCAGATATTATAGTCATAGACCAGCTAGATAAAATAAATGTTACAGGTACATATGCAAGAACAGATGAAAAGTTAAGACAAATATACACAAGTGTAAGAGAGATAGCAAAAAGAAGAGATTGTGCAGTGATTGCAATATCTCAAGCATCAGCAGATGCACACAATAGAAATAGTATTTCATTTGACCAGATGGAAAACTCTAAAACTGGTAAGGCAGCTGAAGCTGATCTAATTATTGGTATAGGTAGAAATGCTAATAGTGATTTAGAAAATAAAATAAGAACATTATGTATAAGTAAAAACAAAATAAATGGTTATCATGGAGAACCTGTGTGTACTATTAGAAGAAGTATAAGTAGGTACGAAGTATGATAACAACAGTAGATGTAGAAACATCGTGGCAAAAAACAGAGACAGGTGGATATGATCCATCACCTTTTCATCCAGATAATATATTAGTTAGTGTAGGTATCAATGATGAATATTATTTTACAAATCATAGTGAAAGAGTTGATGAAGGTTGCTATCATAAGATACAATCTATACTAGATAAAACAACTTTACTGATTGGTCACAATATTAAATTTGATTTGATGTGGTTATTAGAGTCTGGATTTAAATATACAGGCAGAGTTTATGACACTATGTTGGGGGAGTATATACTTAATAGGGGTATAAGAAAAAGTTTAACACTTGAGATGTCTTGTCGTAGAAGAAAGATAGGATCAAAAGATAGTGCTATAAAAGAATTTACAGATAGAGGTATACCATTCCAAGATATACCAGTTGATGTGGTTGAAGAGTATGGTAGAATAGATGTACAAATAACTAAAAGATTATTTGATTCACAGATGCAAGATTTTAAATTACCAAAGAATAAAAGTTTATTGATGACTGCAAAGATGATGA